GTCGTAGAAAGGAGTCTTGCTGAGTTGATCAGCGGTTTCTTGAAGGATGTCCTTCACCAGAGGGACGTGTCGGTGTTCATACGCGGCAGACATGTACTTGCCTGCCATGTAATCTCTATCATTCACCTCAGCGTTCATGTTAGGCCTGAGGTTGAGTTTGGACAAGACACGTCCGAATTGCGGGATGGGGGCGATTCCGGCCGAATCGCGCACGAAACGAGTCCTATAGAAGGTCCCGTGCTTCTTTGACTTGGGTTTGAAGGCCTTTGTCTCCATACCGGACTTCGCCACTGAGGTCGGTAGAACCTCGAGGAAAGCATCGGCACCTTCAACCACACCCAAGTAATCGTCCCCACCGATCACGTTCGTTGAACTTTCAACCTTGGCGGCCATGAGCGCCGCCAGGGTCAAACACATGTTGACGTAAGAATTTCCTAGGGTGGTGTTAGTCCTGCCGGACAACATCTTCCCATTGTCGACGTCAAACTGGACCCCATAACGGGTCCAGGCCCTGACTTTCTCACATCGGACAAGTTCTCTAACGAACCAATCGGGAGCTCCCATTTTCCGATATGCCATAGCCTCGCGCTTTCGCATATACAGACTCTGAGTTCCGTCATTGTTCTTCAAGTCACTCTCGACCGCTTCACCAGGCGATTCGTAGATCATCCTCCCAATCTCCTCCTTTGGAACACCGGGGGCAAACACCATCCTGTTGCCCACATTCAAAGGGTTTGAGAGGGAAAAGACCTCACCGAACCGACGTGCCAACACCATGATGACACATCCAGTAAGAAGGTTATACATCTCAGTGCCCTGAAATATAACCCTCGGCTGGGCCTGGTGCTCCTTCAAGAGCACCTCCATTTTTGCGAACACCATCGCTCGGTCAATCTCCACGTTCCACTGGGGCTCCTCAGCCGCCAGGGACAAACGCGCTGCCTTTGCCGGAGCACAAGTTCCTAGGAACTCGCGCATGAGCTCCGAATCGACCCTAATAGTTGGCAGTCCATCCGGAATGATTGACATGAGCTTCTCGTGCCCGACGAGAAACTCATCTTCGCTCGACGTGTTGACGGGATGGTCAACACGTTTCTTGGCACCCTGCATGGTGGCAGCAGAGTCGTTCTTTGGGATCGTGATAGGAACCGAAGACAACAACGCGCCTTTGACAACCCCAGCGAAGCTGCGGTCATCTTCCTTGACGGCGGTGATGTTGACTCTGAGTTTGACGTTCTCAAATTTGACGTTGTGATCATAGCTGGTGAAGCCGTCGGTGGCAGGCCCATCAGCATGAACGGTTTGTCGCTTCCCAGAGGTACGACCACCTCTGGGAACCTTTGGTTTTTCAATGACGGATCTCTTTGGATCCGATTTCATATTGTGTGTATGAATAAATGTATG